CTACATCATCTGAAATAAAAAATGTGTTAAATGACGATGATATTATAAACTCAGAAGAAGGTCTTATTTTCAATCCTTATAATCCATTAAATACAGAGATTACATTGAATGACGTTCAATCTATTCTCTCTAAATATGGAATACCACCAGAAGTGAATAATCTTGCTCTTTATAAAAGAGCTTTTGTTCATAGATCTTATACTAAACGTCCTCAATTCGAAAATTTGGCACAAAACATAACAATAGTTGAACGCCCAATGGACTGTATGCCACTAAGTACAAAGTCCAATGAACGCCTTGAATTTTTAGGGGATGGAGTGTTAGAATTAGTAACTAAATATTATTTATATAGACGTTTTCCTAAAGAAAATGAAGGATTTATGACTGAAAAAAAGATTGCTATTGTTAAAAATGAAGCCATTGGAAAAATAGCACTTGAAATGCATTTAAATAAATGGTTAATTTTATCGAAACATGCCGAAGAGAAAAAAATAAGAACGAATTTGAAAAAATTGGGTTGTTTATTTGAGGCATTTTTAGGTGCTTTATTTTTAGATTTCAATAAAACAGTTGTAAAAGATGAAGAGGGATGGTTTCAAGCCATGTTTGTTACCGGACCAGGTTTTCAAATGGCACAGAAATTTGTAGAAAATATATTTGAAAAACATATAGATTGGATAGCTTTAATACAAAACGATGATAATTACAAAAATATACTACAAGTAAAAGTACAAAAAGAATTTAAAGTAACTCCTCATTATTTAGAGATGGAACATGACGTTGATTTAGGATACAAGATGGGAGTTTATTTATGTTTAGGACAAAGTATTCATAATGTAAATTGTATAGATGCTATGAATATTAATGAATTTCAGAATTTCAAAGAAGTTCAAGAATATATACAGATTCATTCCAAGATTTTATTATTTATGGGAGAAGGTAAACATAAAATTAAACGAAAAGCAGAGCAAATTGCTTGTTATGAAGCACTGAAATATTTAGAATAGAAAATGTTGTATACGTGTAAGTTTATTTATTTGAATATCTATCTCAATGTAAATATATGAATATTAACAATATATTCGATTTTTGTTTAGATTTAAATGAATCAAAAAATAAGGTAATTTATTTTATAGGAGGTATGATTCAGAATTCATTATTTACTATTGCTATAGATAATGATAGTAAAAAAGTTTATTCTTATTCTAACGAATGGTTATTTTTAATAAAGAGATATTATCCATCAAATTTAGAATATTATTTTTCATTTGTTTCATATTATAATAATATTGTTTCTACAAACGAGTTAGATAATTCTTATTCAAGTTATGATGTCATACCATTTATTACTTCTTTTTCCAATGGAACTGTTCATGGTTATTCAGGATTATTTTTTATTTTAAATGAATATATTAATAATTATGAAAATTATAAGGATTATAAAATATTAGTTTATAAAGATTGTCAACAAGGAATATTAGATATAATTAATCACTTTGTAAATAAAAATATTATGAATGAAGAAAAAATAATACATATTTCTTCAAACAAACAATATCTATTTAGTTCTATAAAATTTATTCCAAATAAGTGGCATATGTTTCCTAATAATTTAAAATTAGAACTAATTGATAACTATATAGTAGAAAAAGATAACTTAACTCTTGATAATGATAAAATTTGTATTATTAAAAGTTCACGTTCAACTAATGTAACATGTGATGGAATTGTTAGTTTTGAAACAATAGAAAGATTTTGTAATAAACATAATTTATTGTTAGTAGAACCTACAAAAATGAATGAAATACAATTAATTAATTTAATAAATAAATTAAAAACTTTTGTCACTTCTTGGGGAACCTCTTTTTTAAAAAATTATATTTATATATCAGATAAATGTGAAAAAATTATTGTATTAATAATTGGTACTAATTTTTTAAATCAATATAATAGTTTTAAAGAAAATGGAAATGTACAAACAAAATACAAAAATGCTACTATTTCTTATCATGTTGTTAATTTCGATTTAGATTTAGATGTTTTAAAGTTAATAAATGAATAATAAATTTATATTAAATGTATTTTTTAAATGATTATATTTATATTATATTATATAAGATTAGATAATATGAATACTTTAGAAGGGTTAAAGGAACGATTAATGGTTAAACCTATAGTAGATAAACAAAAACAGTTTACTGTTGCCATTATAGAAAGAACGTCTGAGAAAAAAGAACAAGGTTCAGAAGAAGTAAATATACCAAAAGTTATTGACGAAACAGGAAAAGGATATGATAGAGAAGCTATTATGAAGAAAATTAATTCAAATCGCATGACTAAAGTTACATTGTCTTCCATGATGGAAAAAAATTGTGAAATAAAAAAGGTTGTCAAACCAGAACCTGAAATAATCCAACCAAGAAAAAAACCTAAAAAAATAGCGAGTAAGCCTTTGTTAATTATTGAAGAAGAAGAGGAAGAGAAAAAAGAGGGCGAAGGAGAAGAGAAAAAAGAGGGAGAACAAGTAATTCCAGTAATAGAAGAAAAAAAGAGAGAAACAATGAATGAAATGGAAAATATAGTGAATCAAGTAGAAAAAATTATTCCTTTATCTATTCAATTAGAAGAACCTAATCCAAAACAGCCTAAAAAAGAAGAAGAATTAGAAGATATTATTATTCCAATAACTGAAAAACCAAAAAAAACCAGAGAAAGAAAAACAAAAAAGGTGGAAAAAGGTATAGCTATTTTAGGACCAGAATCTCCAATTGAAATTGGAAATAAAAATATTCTTGCCAGACTACCTCTCAAACAACCCAATATTAATATCAAAGTTTCTAGTTACTATATGAATAATAGAGAGATTTTTGTAAATTTTATTAATTCCATGTTTGAACCTTATAAAAAAGAAATAGAGGAAAATGCGGAGAATATTTCATGTGAAAATATTGGTAAAGCTGGTGGTGAAGTTTCACTCTTGACGCATCAGAAAGTAATTAGAGATTATATCAATATTTATACACCTTATCGTGGAGTACTTTTATATCATGGATTAGGTAGTGGAAAAACTCTTTCGTCTATTGCTATTGCTGAAGGAATGAAAGATAACAAACGTATTATCGTAATGACACCTGCTTCTTTACGTAGAAATTATATGGAAGAATTAAAAAAAGGAGGAGATGCTCTTTATAAAAAAAATCAATTTTGGGAATGGATTCCTGCTAGTAATGACCAAGATACAATAAATGTTCTCTCTACTGTTTTAAATTTATCAGTGGATTATATTAAAAAAGGAAAGGGAGCTTGGTTAGTAAATGTTAAAAAAGAACCTAATTATGCTTCTTTATCTGCCTCCGAAAAAAAATCATTGGATGAACAAATCGATGAAATGATTCGAGCCAAGTATACATTTATAAATTATAATGGATTAAGAAACAAACGTTTGGAAGAATTAACATCTGGATATACTAAAAATTTATTTGATGATTGTGTAGTTATTATTGATGAAGCACATAATCTTATTAGTAGAATCGTTAATAAAATTAAAAAAGAAAAAATCATTCCAGAAAATGAAGAAGGAGAGAAAGAACATGCGCCTAAATTTCTTTCCACCAAGTTATATGAGTATTTAATGAGTGCTAATAATGCTCGTATTATTTTACTTACTGGAACACCAATTATTAATTACCCAAATGAATTTGGAATACTTTTTAATATTTTAAGAGGATACATTAAAACGTGGAGTATTCCTCTTGATGTAAAAACAAGTAAAGCTACAAATAGAGAATCACTTCAAGAGCTTTTTTTAAGAGAGAAGGTTTTAGATTATCTAGATTATTCGCCTGCTAGTCGTATTTTAACAGTTACGCGAAATCCATTTGGTTTTAAAAATAAAATAAAAGAAAATACAGGTTATCATGGAGTTTCGAATGTCAAAAAAGATGAAACTGGGAAATCCATTTTAGATACAGATTATATAACTGATATTGCTTTTAAAAACAGAATAATAAGTATTTTAAGAAATAATGATATAGAAATTCTTCCCCAAGGTATAAAAGTTAAGAACTATAAAGCTTTACCAGATAGTTTTGAGATTTTTAATGGAGAATATATTGATGAAAATACAAGTGAATTAAAAAATATTGATAGTTTGAAAAGACGTATTATTGGTCTATCTTCTTATTTTCGAAGTGCACAAGAAGGTCTTTTACCTAAATTTAATAAAACACCTGAAGATTTTCATATTGTAAATATTCCCATGAGTAATTTCCAGTTTAAAATTTATGAATCAGCAAGAAAAGAAGAGAGAAAGTTTGAGAAACCGCAAAAAAAATCAAAATCATTAAATGAATTATATGAAGGACCAAGTTCTACTTATCGCATTTTTTCACGTTTATTTTGTAATTTTGTTATGCCAAATCGACCAATGCCCAAAGAATTTAAAAAAGAAATAAAAGGTGATGTTGAAAAGGAAATAGGTCTAGAAAGTATTTTAAAAGAAGCAAGTAAAGCAGAAGGAAATCAAGATGTGAATGATGAAAATGAAGGTGAAGTTGAAGGTGATGAAATTTTAGAAAAAATAGGCGATAATTCGTATCAAGAACGAATGAAAGATACTTTAAAACAACTTAAAGAAAAATCCAACGAATTTTTAACACCAGAGGCTTTAGAAACATATAGTCCAAAATACTTGGCTATACTTGAAAATATTAAAGATCCAGAGTATGTCGGTCTTCATTTATTATATAGTCAATTTAGAAGTCTAGAAGGCATTGGTATTTTCAGTTTAGTATTAGAAAAGAATGGATTTACTCGTTTTAAAATAAAAAAAAATCATTTAGATATTTGGGAAATAGATATTCTGGAAGAAGATTTGGGAAAACCAACTTTTGCATTGTACACAGGAACTGAGAGTGCTGAAGAGAAAGAAATAATACGTAATATTTATAACAGTTCATGGGATTATGTTCCTACCAATATTGCAAATGAATTAAAAAAGGTGGCAAATAATAATAATATGGGTGAAATTATTAAGTTGTTGATGATTACCTCTTCAGGTTCTGAAGGAATTAACTTAAGAAACACACGATATGTACACGTAATGGAACCTTATTGGCATCCAGTACGTATGGAACAAGTTATTGGTAGAGCAAGACGTATTTGTAGTCATAAAGATTTACCTAAAGAATTTCAAACAGTAGAAGTTTTTGTTTACTTGATGGTTTTCTCTCCTGAACAACTAAAATCAGACGATGCTATAGAATTAAAAAGAAAAGATTTGAGTAAAAGAGAACCTAAAGTACCTGTAACAAGTGACCAGCTTCTTTTTGAAATATCTTCTATTAAAGAAAATGTAAGTAATCAACTTACTAAAATTATTAAAGAAACGTCGTTTGACTGTAGTTTATATCCTCATGGAAATGAAAATATTGTTTGTTTGAATTTTGCGGATCCTAAAAATACGTCATTTTCTTATGTTCCAGATTATGCCAAACAGCAAAGTGATGTAACTGTAAAAACAAATAAAAAAAAAATAGAATGGACAGGAAAGTCAATTACAATTCACGGTGTTGAATATGTTTATAGAAGAATGAGTCCAAAATTATTAAATATTTATGATATAAATAGTTATAAACAAGCACTAGAAAATCCCGATATAAATCCAATTTTAATCGGAACACTAGAGTTAAATAATAAGGGTGAACAGGTATTCAAATTAATAAGTTAAGAACTATTTACAAAAACATTACAAAATTTTTAATAAAGTAAAGAAATAATTACTTCTAAATTATTACGATCTTCTTCCGTCATTGAATAATATCTATAACATAAATCATAATAGTTTGATTTTAAATAAGAAATATTATTATCTATAATAAAATTACTATTTTTAATTTTAATAAAATTTATGAAACCTTCCTTGAATTTTCTATAAAATTTATTGAATACAATAAATCGAAGAGAAGCATTTCTAATTCTATTATTTATCATGTCAAGTTTATTTACATTAATATTTATCGATCTTACAAAAATAGATAAATAAATGTAATTTATGACTAGTAAAATTGAAATAATATTCATATTTAATGTGTATATTATTTATTAAATAGATATTTGTATTTGTAATTTACTATTTTATTTAAAAAGAATTCAATTTTTTTATAAACATTTTTTATAAATATTTTTAGAGATAATTTTACAGATAATTATTATTATATTCGTTTTAGAATATAAATAATAATCTATAATAAATATAATATTTAATTCATGAAAATAGTGAAGCACATTACATTTCATTATTGTGAACAGGTTGGAGAGAGAGTGCCTTTTATGTTGAGAATTTTTGATGCAGTAAATAGTTATCCGTATCCTACTGATATTTTTATTCATACCAATTCGGAATTAACAAATGATTTATTTATTACAAACGATTTGATGAGTATGAATAAAAAAGGAACATTAAAAATTATTGTTCACGATTTAACTGGACAAAATCCTTGGTATTTGCCTTGGAAATGTAGACCCTTACTAAAAGAACAAAAAGATGATTATGACATTTTTATGTATACTGAAAATGACATATTAATACAAAAATATTGTCTAGATTATTGGCTTGAATATAAAGATTTAGTAATTGAAAATAAATACAATTTAGGATTTTTTAGAATTGAAAAGGATGAAAAAGGAGATGAATATACAAGTGATAGTGCTACTTCTCCTGATGGTTCTATAACTTGTTATTTAACTAAAAAGGTAATACTTGATGGAAAAGATTTTGTGTTAAATGATGATAATCCTCACTGTGCATTTTGGATTTATGATAAAAAAGAATTCAATAATTTTGTTAATAGTGATTTGTATGATATCAATAATATAAAAGGAAATTATGGTGTTTGTGAAAGAAGCGCTCTGGGTCTTCACGGTCTATTTACAGATTGGTATAAAGGAACTATTATTCCTTTAGTAGGTAAAAATACATTACATCCTGGTTCAAGAATTTATCATATGGCTAATAATTATGTTCATCGACCTGGAGGATGGAAATTACATTTATTTAGTGACGTAGTTCATTTGGAAGAAAACGAAGATGAAAAAGAAGATAATAATATTTTAGAAGAATTGGATTAAGTTATATTTCATTTTGAGTTAAAGAAATATTTTTGGATTTTAAATATGTCAATACATTATTCATTGTTTGATCTAATTCATTTATTTTAGTATGTATTGTTTTCATTTCGTCTTTTATGATTGTTACTTCTTCTAATACATTTATATTTTCATTATTTTTTACTAATTCAGCTACTTTTTTAATTGGAGTCGGATTTACTTTTTTTAACTTTGAAAAAATATTATTTTCTTCGCTTATATTTATTGTAATATTTTCATCTTTCCATGTTATATGTTTTTTATCATTAATATTTGTATTTGAATTAATATTAAATTCATTATTAAATTCATTATTAAATTCATTATTAAATTCATTATTAAATTCATTATTATTACTATCTAAGTTAATGATATCTTTTTTTTCTATTCCATAACTTAAAATATCATTCTCGATTTTTATATATTTAATTGGATTATTCAAATGTACGTTTGAATTATTACTAGATAAATTACTTATTTGATTATTATTTTTTTCTTTTTTAATCGAAGTTTCCTCTGATTTTAACCAAATTTTTTTTTCATTATCGATTTTACTTGAATTCATATTTAATGTTGTATTTTTAAAAGTTTCTTCTTCTAAAAAACGTTGTTGTTTCATTTTTTCTACAAGTTTTTCAGTTTCAGTTAATGGTTGGTCTAGATTATCAGAAAAATTTGGCGTTGGGGGAATATTTATTTTTATGAATTCTGTAAAATCCTTTTGTTTTTCTAATAATTGTTTTTCAAAATTACTTTGTCTCTCTTTTTGTATTTCTTCAAATGTAATTAATTGAGCTTGAGGTTTTGATTTTACATTTACATTTGAATTAGAATCTCCATATTTTTGTGATGAAAAATAATTATTTATATAATTAATAACATAAATAATAAATTTTTTATTCATTTCTTTCAAACTATGTAAATTTTTTTTTTCAACTTCATAAAATTCAGGTAATTTTTGTTGAATAAATAAATTCACTTGTTCCATTATTTTTTGGTTATTATTAACTAAATCGTATTCTTTTACCACTTCCCAAATTAATTGAAAATTTTTATTGGTAAGAAAATCATTTATCGATGTCATTTTTATATTAATATTTATAAAAACATTTAAATGCTTTTTACAAATAATCATGATTATTTATATTTTTCTCTAAAACTAATGTGACTATTTATGTTTTTAATTGGATGGAATATGTCCGTTTTATTTATTTCATTATCTTTAAAATTATATCTCCAATGAATTTGATTAAACTCAATTGGATTACTGTATTTTAAGTTATTTTTTTTAGCGACTGTAGGAAACATTGCTTCTATAAAAAATAATGTTTTATTTTTTTCAACATAGTCACTTATACAATTCAACATTTTTTTTGAAAAACGTACACAACATATCATTCCATTATAATAAGGAGGAGAATAATTAATATTATTTATTCTATTCCAAAGCCAATCTTTTTTATTACCATCAGGATTTTCATCAAAATTAATAGATAATAAGTCATCATTAATATATTGTTTATCGATGTTTAAAATGGTATTTTCGTTATAAAAAAAAACATCGTCTTCTAAAAACCAAATAAAGTCATAATTTAAATTTTCTACTGTAAAGTAATATAATCCTTTGTCCCATCCAATAATTGATTTTTTAAATGAAATAAAACTAGAATCTATGTAACCTGATAATTTACATTTTTTATTTTCAATTTTAACAAAATTTATGTTTTTATACTCATTTTCAACATTAGATAAATCAAAATTATTGTTATCTATAATAATAAATATTGTATATTTTTGAAAATTATTTAAAAAATCACACCAAATCTTATTTGGATTTACTGTAATTAAACATATGGCATTCTTCATTATATTAGAATTCGGTATAAATTATAATATATAAATAAATTTTATTTTATAACGAATCATTAAAGTAAATTTTTCTAAATTTCTGCATATATTCGTCTTTTAAAATGTGTGTTTTTAAATAATGTTGTGTAATTTTATCTTCCAACATATGAACAATGAAAAATATGGAATAAATACCACATTCTGTGTCTCCATACTGATGTTCTACTGGATGATTTTGATCAAAATGAAAAATTATTTTTGGATTTAAATTATTACCTTGTTCTGTAATTTTATTTACGAATTTCATTATTTGTTCTGGAATAGAATCACCTGAACTATCAAAAAATAAAATTTGTTTTTTTTTAATATTAATAAATAAAGACACCCAATGAGAACCTCCTTTATAATGAGGATCCAAATTAAAAATAATACCAATTTTTGTTTTTCCTTTTTTAATTTGATCTGACAAGTTAAAGTGACATAATTCATCCCATACACATTCACCATATAATTTTTTGGTATCATAATCGATTGGGGATGGTCCAATAAATTCAAAACATTTATACGCTTTTTCATATTGTTTCATTACTTTTATAATATCCATACTAGATAACCACTCATTTGGATTACTTTTCCATTCTTTTGGTGATTCTGGAGAAAAAGATTCCTTTAAGTCATCTACTTTACCAGCAGTAAATTTTTGTTTTAACCAACATGATTCTTTATTACAAATATGTTTCATATAGTTATTTAACTCATTCCAAATTTCTTGTGGTTCGTTTGTTTTAATTAGTTGATCAGAATGACGAGCATTCCATAAATTTTTTAATTTATAAAGGGATTCATCTGTATAACAAGAAAAATTGTTCATTTTATTTTTTTCTTTTGGACTACATCTTAAAGAATGATTTTTTATTTTTTTATTGTTATTATTAATATTAACTCTATTTATTTTTATTGTTTTTTTACCATTTTTTTTCGTTTTATTTAATTTATGTTTTTTGTGTTTCAGTGTTTGTAACTTTATCATAATTATTATTGATATTTTTCTTTTTACAAATACCTTTATTTTTCAAATAAGGTTCTTGTAAGTTTATTTCTTTTTGTATAGGAAGAACTTCTTGTTCTTTTTTAAATTTATTACGTTTTATAAATTTATCTAGAGGATGTTTAATGTGAATAGAACGCATTAATAAATTGTCATTGAACGATGATGAATTATTAATATGACTGTTTTCTACATTTACTTCATCATAATCTAATAACTTGTTAATTTCTTTTTCTTTTTCATTTTCTTCTAAATCACAGTAATCTTCTTGAATAATATCTGTTTTATCTAATATTTTAAAATATTCAACACATGTCTTGACATAATTTTCAAAGGCATTTTTTACGTCAGGTAAAATATCTTCTTTCTCATTAAATAAAAGAAATTCTTTTGTTAAGTTTAATATTCGTTTTCTGTAAAATTTCTTGTCTTTTTTATTTGTATTTTTCATTTTAACCTTATCTAAATGAGTTTTATAAATACCTTTATTTATTAAATAGTCAATGGTTATTTGATTTATAAAATTATTATCATTGTTAAAATCGTTATTATTGAACTCATTGTTATCATTCATATTCATTTAATATATTAGTACTAATATAATAAATGAATAGTTATAATCCTATTATAATATTATTTTATAATATTTATTTTTGTATTATTGTAGAGTTATTTTGTGTTGAATTTGACAGGTCTTTCAATTGAACTCTAGTAGAATTATAAAATAATTCATGACCTATTTTTTCTGGGTTTGGGTTAAAATCAGAAAACTTATTTTGTTGAAATAAAAGATCATGTGTTTGTTTTACATTATTAGTTGGATTGAATGACCATTTATACAAGTCACTGTTAGAACTTGGTACATATTCAGATTGACTACATTTTTGTAAAGCAAAAATTTGATTTCGAAGAATAGATTCATTATTTACATTAAAACCTGACCATGGTGACTGAGTATTTCCAGGATTAAATGTATTATGAATATTATATGTTGGTAATTGATTTAACTTAACATTGTTTTCTTTTCTTGGATCAACAATTGGCATTATAGAATATTTTGTCATTACTGGTCTTACATCTAAGTAAGGTTGAAGAGGTTTAGATGGAATATTACGATCGTAAATTCTATTATTGGTTTCGTTTGTAATAGTGGAACAAGTTAGATATCCGTTATTGTTATTGGTACAAGACATTATTAATATATATTATTATTATTTTATCTGGTTTTACTAAAGGTAAATAGAAAAGTGAAATAATAATTAAATAAAAAACATAAAGATTTATCAATTATCAGTATAAAATAAAATAATGTGTGGAATTTTTGCTATCTTAAATAATGAAAATCAATTTAATAATTATTTTGTAAAAAACCAGTTTAAAAAGGGAAAAAATAGAGGCCCTGAACATTCCATATTAGTTAATAACGTAAAGTCAACTTTTGGGTTTCATAGACTTGCTATTAATGGTTTAAATTCTATATCTAATCAACCAATTGTTATCAATGATGTTTCCTTAATTTGTAATGGAGAAATTTATAATTATCAAGAATTGTATTCTTTAATGAAAATAGAAGGAAAAACACAATCCGATTGTGAAGTAATTATTCATCTTTATTTAAAATATGGAATCGAACAAACATTGACAATGATTCATGGAGTATTTTCTTTTATATTATTAGATAACCGTATTTGTGAAAATGATTTAACATCCAAAATTTACGTTGCTAGAGATCCTTTTGGCGTTAGACCATTATATTTTTTTCAAAAAATACAATCCAATAATCTAAAAAATAATAATTTAAAATATGGATATGAATATGATTATAATATTATAGGTTTTGCTTCTGAAATAAAGGTATTATCTTCTTTTTATGATCTTTTAAACTTTGATCATGAATATTTTCTTAAAGCTTTTACTCCTGGAACCTATAGTCACTATACTTTATCTAATAAAGTAATTTCTTATTGGGAACCTATAATAGAAAATAAATATTATTTTATTCCAAATTCTTCGCCAAGTTTAATGTACAATTCTGAAATCAATATTAATATTAATGAAATAATGATTAATATAGAAAAATTATTGATAGAATCCGTTTATAAAAGATGTTCAACAACCGAAAGACCAATTGCTTGTTTGTTATCAGGAGGTTTAGATAGTAGTTTAATTGCTTCCATTGTAAGTAATTTTTATAAAGTAAATTGTGGAATGAATAAATTAGAAACGTATAGTATAGGTCTTGTTGGTTCTGAAGATTTAAAATATGCAAGAATTGTTTCTGACTATATTGGTTCTAAACATACAGAAATAATTGTTACTGAAAAAGAAATGTTTGAAGCAATTCCAGAAGTTATTTATGCTATCGAAAGTTATGATACTACAACTGTAAGAGCAAGTATTGGAAATTACTTAATTGGTAAATATATTTCACTCTTTAGTGAAGCAAAAGTTATTTTTAATGGAGATGGTTCAGATGAACTTTGCGGTGGATATTTATATATGAATAGTTGTCCTGATTCTATTGAATTTGATAAAGAAACTAGACGTTTATTAAAAGATATTCATTTATTTGATGTTTTACGTTCTGACAAGTGTATTTCATCTCATGGTTTGGAACCAAGAACGCCTTTTTTAGATAAAAAATTCGTGAATTATTACTTGTCAATAGATCCCATAGTAAGAAGCAACGAGTATTTTAAAAGTAAAAATATTTCATCTGTTTGTGAAAAATATTTATTAAGAGAAAGTTTCTCTAATAAAAATAAAAATAGTTACTCTTTTGAAAAACAAATATTACCAGATGAAATATTATGGAGAAAAAAAGAAGCATTTAGCGATGGTGTGAGTAATAATAGTCGTTCATTATATCAAATATTACAAGAATTCATTTTTAAGGAATTATCGAATAATAATAATAGTAATTTTGTTTGTCCACAAGACTTACCTTTTACTCTTGGTGTTAACTTGGAAACTGAAAAATATTATTATAAAATTATTTTTGAAAGGTTTTATCCTAATTTAACGGATGTTATACCTTACTATTGGATGCCAAAATATGTGGAATCAAAAGATCCAAGTGCTAGAACATTAAGTATTTATAAAAATTACGATAAAACCAGTAATAATTTTACAAAAGAAAAAGAATGTACGTTATAAAATAAAATAATGTATTTTATAAAAAAATGTTTATAAAAAACTATATAATTACATTTATTTGTAATATATTATAAATATTTTTATAAATTTACTTATGAATTATAATTATCTAATTTATATTTTCTGTTTATTTTTTGTACAAACTTTTTTTTCTACTATTAAAAGTAAAATTATTTTTATAAAAAAATTTTTATCTAATCATCAACTATCTCTTATTGATAAAATTTTAATTAATCCAAAAACATCTTTTGAAATAAAAAATAAAGTAAAAAACATTTTATATATTTACTATGATCAATTGGCATTTACCAAAGCATATCAATTTAAAAAATTTCATAAATATAAATGTCAACATATTTCAACTTTAGAGCTGTATAGTTATGCTTCGTTTGGTCTTTATAATTCTATAAAAAAATATAATCCTGAATACAAATATAGTTTTGTGAAATATGCTGACTATTTTATACAAGGAGAACTTCTAAAAGCAATGACAAATTTACATCCCATTACTTCTATATCAAAAGTGAATAGAAGAAAAGCTTATAATAATTCAATAGAACTAGAACAACAATTTATCAAAAAAAAATCATCTATAAAGTCTAGAGTTCAATTAGTTGGTGAAAATAACTGGATATTGGATAAAATAAATAAAGATAAAATAGAAGAAAACCAACCATATTATTTAGCATTGGAAACATTTTATTATGAAAATTTATGGAAAAAAATAAATAATTTATCTTCTTTTCAAAAAAGAATATTTTATTATAAATATAATTTCTTTTTTGAAAAAGTTAGATCTAATAAAGAAATTTCATTTTTAATGTCTTGTTCTGAAGAATGGGTTCGAATTAATATTAAAAATGGCTTAATTACTCTATGTTTATTAAATAATACAAAAATAAAATAATAGATAATAAATATAAATTAATATAATAAATTAATTATATATTATAACTATAATGAGTTTTGCTCATGTTAATATTAATAGTAATACCAATACTGATATATTAAATATTATCGAAAAAAATAAAAATCTATTTGAATTAGGAAATAGTTATGAAAAGTTAAATATGTATTATAAAGCAATTGTTGAATGTTATATTGTAATTATACAAACTGATTCTCAAAACGGAGTAGTTTTAAATCAAATAGGAGTTTGTTATTCGAATCTTGGACAATACAAACTAGCCATTCATTATTTCAAAAAAGTTTTGAAAATTAAAGAAATATCAGATGTATATTGTAATATTGGTTTATGCTATGAAAAGTTAAAAGATTATGATTCAGCAGAATCAAATTTTGTAAAAGCATATTATTTAGATAACGATAATTCTAGAATAAACTCAGCAATAGCTAATATTTATTATATACTAAAGTTTTATGATAAGGCTATCGAATATTATAATAAAATAAAAGATTTTGAAAGTAATTCCAAAGAAAAATATAACTCTTCTTTTAGTTATCTTGCTAAAGAGGATTTCGAAAAAGGATTTGAATATTATGAAGGTAGATTAGAATACAATAATATAAATCCTCAAACAAACATAATTGAACGTTTAGAAATACCATTTTTAAAATTATGGAATGGAAAAGACAGTTGTAATAAATTACTTATTGTTTCTGAACAGGGATTAGGAGATAATATTCAATATTATCGTTTTATTATTGAATTATCTGAACTATATCCCGAAATGATTATTCATTATTTTTGTAAAAAACAAATATCTCATATTTTTAATATTTATGGTAAAATAGAAATTATAGATAATGTAATTGTAAATAATGATAATAATCCATTTTTGAATTATGATTATAAAATCTATATAATGTCACTTCCTAAAATTTTAAACTTGAAAGTGATTTTACCAAATAAAGTAAATTATATTAAAACAGATGCGTTACTTTTAGATAAATGGAAACTACAATTTTTACCTTTAAAAAAATATAAAATTGGATTTGTTTATAATGGATTATTAAATTCATTTATTGAAAAATATATTCCTTTGATTAATTTTGAAATTTTGTTTGATTTAGATATTGAGTTAATTTGTATTCATAAAAAAAGTGATATTGAACATGATATCTTGAATATTCCAGATATTTTTAAAGAAAGAATTCGATTTTTTGAAATTGATAATGAAGTACCTTTTCTTGATACAATTCATATTTTACAAAACATTGATTTATTAATAACTATTGATACTTACATTGTTCATTTGGCTGGAGTAATGAATGTGAAAACTTGGTTATTATTAGGATATTATTCTGAATGGCGTTGGTGTAATGAAGAAAGTAATACTTATTGGTATAATTCAGTCGAACTTGTTAGAATGAGAGAAAAACAAGAATTAAAAAATATTTTAAAAATAGTAAAAAATAAGTTAGTTGAATTTTTAGAAAAAAAATAATTTGATGATTTATAGCTATTATTTTGGATAAAAAATTAAAAATAATTTCTTTAATATTTATTTATTACACAAATTTATTGTTACTATATTGTATATTTGTAAAATGAAACAGTCAAAAATTCTTCATTATCAAGAAATTTTATTTAATGTTTTTGTTATTACAAGTTATGTCATCTATATTTTACTTGGAATAGGGTTTTTATCTAGTTATCCGATCTTTTTAACTTACATGAATAATATTATTCGTATTTATATCTGTTTTTTTATTTTGTATAGATTCAATCCTTTTAGAGAAATAAAGTGTACTAGTTTAGATAGAAAAGTTATTTTTAGTTCTGGATTGTTAATTTTAACAACCTTTATATTAGATAAAAATACTATAAATAATATAAAAAATTATTTACAACATCTATAATTTTATAATTTATTTTTCAACTATTTTTCGTGTTTTATTATTTCTATTATTATGTTTATTTTTTGTTTTTTTATTTTTTATTGAATAATTGAAAAAATGTTGTAAATGAATCATTATTTGTTTACTTATTATTTTATCTAATTCTTGTTCTTCACTTAACTTTTCTGTATAAGTATATGAAAAAGTATTTAAATATTTTAAAATAGTTGACTCAAAATCGGTTTTATTTATTTTTTCAGTCATTTTTTTCCCCAAATCACTTTCTACAAATCTAGAAATAATTGTTTCAAATGGTAAGTCGTGTATATATGGTTTAACATTTATGTAGTAAACATTTTTATGAGACATTTCTGGAAAATAACTATCATCTAAATAACAAATTTTAGCATGTAAAGGAATTTTAGTACATTTAATTAAATCATTATATGTTTTATCATGTGTAGTTCTACAAATTTCCATTGATTTTCCATTTATTTTAAAAGCAGCAATAATTTGGTCAAATAATTTATGTTTAATTTTATTTTCAAAATAATGAATTAATTTATTCGCCCATAATTCTGTTCCCTGGTTATTTGTGTAAATCATTAATTTATTACAACATTTACTTTCTTTTTTATATTTCAAATAATTTAATATAGGCATAATGTGTGGTCTTAAAAATTCTGGATATAAATCTATTATGTAGTTAAAATCATGTTGATTCAATTTATAATTTAAATTTTCAATAAAATATTTATTTAAACAGTCCCAAAACATTCCAAATTCTACAAAGTATCCTAATGTTTCATCCAAGTCAAATATTACTATTTTCATATTATATTTTTTTTATATTATAAATTACTACCATATTTTTATTTTATTTTATATAAAAAATATTTTAATATTATCATAAATAAAATACTTATTTATGATAAAAAATAAAACTAGGAAGAATGTAAATGTTTTAAATAAAACAAAGTCAACGTCTCTAACAAAAAAGGATTATGAAAAAATTTTAGATTACTACAAAATAAAAATTCCATCTAATGTTAGGTTAATGAGAGAAAAAGCTGATAAAATTCTTTCAGAAAAGTTATGTAGATGTATAAAGAAAATCGATACTGATGTTGAAGCAAAAGCAATTGGAATTTGTAGCAAAAATATTTTTAATCGTAAAGGTTTAACTCGTGGAAAATTTAATTGTAAAGGAAAACAAAATGTTACTTATAAAAAAATAAATAAAAATATTTTTAATTAATACAAGTTAAATATAAATATTTATTGTAAATTATATATTTATGATTTTGTACATTATTTATAATAAATCTTTTAATGATAATAATTTTAAAATATGGTTGAATCATTATAACAATACAGGACTTGAATATAAAATAGTAATTAACGAAGAAGATATTGATTTTTTTACGGTTTCTTATCCATTTTCAGTTTCAAAAGTTGTAGATCATATTCCTGAAAAAGGATTTGAAATTACAGTAAATGATTTTTTATTTACTTATGACCACGATGATAATGATAATATTATTTTAAACTATAATTTTGACGTAAAATTTATTCAAGACTCTGTTTGTATAGGAAAAGTCTTTTATGTTCCTATTAATGACAAACCAGTTTATACTACTTTTGAAATTCCGGATTTTATTATTTATAAACATTATCATCATACTAATTATACAATAGATGGTTTGAAAATAAATGGAGGTAAAAAAATATCTCAAGATATTGTTTGTTTTAGTTTAATAGAATCTAAAGTGAAAGAACCAAAATGTTATTTAGAATGTTTCAGTTTATATGGTGTTCCTAAAACTCAAAATGTTTATGATTTTTTTTTACGAAACTTTGTAGTAAATAAAGAAAAAATGTATGGTATTGTTTGGTACCCAAAGGCAGCTTGTACAACTATTGGAAGTATTTTCTGTAAAGTTAATAATATTAAAATATATAAAGATAATAAAAAAAACTTGACTTTTTATAGACCAAAATATAGATTTAATCCTTATCTTCAAGGAATAAATTTTATTACTTTTTCAAGAAATCCATATCATCGATTTCTCTCTAGTTATATTGATAAACATATTTATCGTGAAGATTTAATGTACTTGAATATTGAAGGTCATAAAAAATTTATACAAACGAATAAAAATATTATTTATTATTTAGCCGAATATATTTCAAAAGGAAATTATATTACAGATCATTACTTACACATAACC